ACCGGTTCGGGTATATTGAAATTCGAAGTTCTCAAGTTCCTGGCGAATTGGACCAGGCGGAAACCTGATTGTCTTCTGCTGAATGGCGACGGCGAGACCCTCCATCAGTTTTTGCTTCGATGGAGCACTGAAGGTGTAGCCCTCGAAGCGAGACCCAAGGGTTTTTTGCAGCAACTCCAATATGGGATCGCCAACACCGGTGGAGTCGATTAGCGCCGGTGTCTTCCCCGTAACTAATTTGATCCGAGACATCGTCTCGTCCCAAGGCATTTGGAATCGCTCGACCTTGCAAACATTTCCGTCCTGATCAAGCGCGATGCCTACCGTCCAGTCGACGTGCTTGGCGAGATCCCAACCCCATACGACCGGTTTGCCCGACGATATCGTCGAGACACAATTTGCTATCGCCGATATTCCGAACGGGTTGCCGCCGTCGTCCGTCGGCTCGGCCAGATATAGTTCGCGGAAAACGTTCTCGGGCAGATCACGCCGCGCGTCCGCTATTTCCTTGTCCGACAGAACGCCGGCGGCAACGGCATCCGCGGCCACGATCTTGAAGTAGGCCATGCCGGCGGTACCGGCCTCGGCCTTCCGGCTCATGGAATAGAACCAGTTCTTTCGTCCCTTTACGTTGCCGATGAAGCGGCACGGCCCGCGCGTCGCGGTCAAGGTTGACCTTACCGCGTGCCAGGCTTCCTCGCGAAGGCGCGAGGCCTCATCGATCACCGCGGCTTGGACGTCTTCGCCGTAGAGGTTGTCCGGATCCTCGCCTGATCTGAACCAGATGATCTGGCCACTTGGCAATGTCAGCGTGGGCGTCGGTGTCAGCAGGGATTTGAGGAACTCCGCCGGATAGGACTCCTTCATGCGGGTGTAAGCTATTTTGGCCTGCGAGGAGACCGGAGCAATCCACCAATAATTGCCCTTCGGCCCGAACAGCGCCTGCTCGAACAGCCACGCGATACTTCCGACGGTCTTTCCTGTTTTGGTCCCGGCCTCGATCAGGCTGAAGCGCGCAATCTCGCCGTTGACGTCACGCGGATAGAAAATCGCGTGTTCTTGTTTCGGATAAAGCCAGGGCCGGGTATATTCGATCCGGCTAATCTTTCCCTGAGACAAGCTTTGGCTGGAAGGTGAGGACTGGGACATTTCTGTACGACCGATCCTCGTCATCGGTTTTTGGCGCCGGCAAGGTCATCGTGATTTCGATCTTGTGGGTAACAGTGAGGTCGCTGCCGTCCTTGCCCGTCATCTCGACAAGCGATTTCTCAGTCTCGCCGAGCTCATGTTTCGACAGATGGATCGTCATCTGAACGCCGGCGCTGCCCGGTGTCTGGGCATGACGCCATTGCAAACGCCGCAGCGCGATCCGGCCCTCGTTCTTGCCGTTCTCCCAGGCCTCCTTCAGCTCAGGGTCTTCCTTCAGTCTTCGCAGCAGAGTGCGTTTCACCGTCCTGAAAAAGGTCGCCGCTTCTTCAACAGAGCAGCGCAGAGCCGACAGCTTTCGCAGGTTATCGGCATCGATCTTTACTGGCGGCCGCCCGATCCGCTTCGGTTCTTTCGCTTGTTTCTTTCCCGCCATAGCAGAAGATCGCTGTCCCCAAAGGTTTCAAAAAGAGTGGTGAAAACAGGCTATTGAGCGCACAATCCGAGAATCGACTTCAACTCAGGAAAGTGCTCGCCACCATGATCGAACTCAATCCCGACGGTGTCTCCGTCAAGGGCTGCAACTACATCTACCCGCCACGCGGACAAGCCGGCGAATACTCAGCGCTGGCTGCAAATCCGTATCGCGGCTGCGGTCATAAATGCGCGTATTGCTATGTGCCGCGGGTCACCAAACAGGACCGCGCTGAATTCAACGCCGGCGCTGTCGATCGTGCCGACTATCTCGGCCATCTCCGCAAGGATGCCGCCAAATACCGCGCCGCGGGTCTCGACGGCCAGGTGATGATCAGCTTCACGTCCGATCCGTATCATCCCGGCGACAGCTCACTGACGCGGCAATCCTTCGAGGTCCTGATCGAGCACGGTCTCGGCATCTGCGCGCTGACAAAAGGAGGGACGCGCGGTCTCCGCGATATTGATCTTTTTCGAACCGACCGCGACGCCTTCGCCTCGACACTCACCAGCCTTGATGATCGCTTCTCGCTAAAATGGGAAAGCGGTGCCGCGCTGCCGGCGGACCGAATAGCTGCGCTCAAGGCCTTTCACGGAAAGGGCATCTTCACGTGGGTCAGCCTTGAGCCGACGATCGACGTGGAGGCGTCGCTGGCGATCGTCGATGCAACGTATGAATTCGTGGATCTGTTCAAGGTCGGGAGAGTCAACTATCTGCCGATCACCAAGACTACCGACTGGAAGGAATACACACTCCGAATGATCGACAAACTGCAGGCGCTCGGCAAAGCGCACTACATCAAGAAGGATTTGCAGCCGTTCCTGCCGGCGGGGTATCATAACCCGCTGCGCGTGCCGCAGCACCACTGAAGGTCAGTCATGCCAAAATCAGATATACCACTCACAGACGAGCTTGTTCGCAATCTGCCTGCAGCCGACCCCGGCGAGCGCTACGAATATTGGGACAGTGAAGTTAAGGGCTACGCTGTTCGCGTAAATGACACGGGCACCAAGTCTCTGGTTTTCGTTTACCGAAGACCAATTCATGGCGTTACTTCGTTAGTCAGGCGAACGCTCGGCTCCTTCCCGTCAATGCTCATCGTGGAGGGCCGAGAGCTAGCCCGCAATCTTTATGTAAAGTACCGCCAAGCACTTTTGGAAGGTCGAGAGCGCCGCGTTGATATGCCAAAACCGGAGAAAATCGATCTTGTTGAAGATGACGGGCGCCGAATAAAACAGCCTGATGTAGCAAAATTGCTTGGCGTGACAGTCCGGACTATTCATCGATATAGGCATGATCCCGGCATGCATTTTCCAGAGCCCGTGGAAATAAACGGTCGACAATATTTTCGGCGAGCCGAAATCCTGAACTGGCAAATCATGTATAGCTCGGCTAACCCTTCCCCTTGAGCACGAGGCCGATATATTTCATCGCTGCGCCAGTGCGCCCTTCGGCCTGCCAGCGTTTCTCGACAGTACACGACATGCGCCGCGCCAACCCCGCGATCGCCTTGTCGATCACTGCATCCTGTTTCTTTGACAGCCCGACGATGCCGGTGCGCAATCCGGTAAGGATCGCAATCGCTTCCGGCACGATGTTGGATTTATATGCAAAGCCGGCGCCTTCCGTCAGCACCAGGCCGAGCTGCTCGCCAGCCGCGACACGGCGCCGATCGGCGAGTATGATCGCCTGCACCCAAGGCGATCCGTAGCTGTCCAGATCGAAGACGTTGAACTTCGAAAGATCAATCGCGCGCATGACGCGCCTGTTGTCAGCGCAGAAAAGCAGCCGGCCATCACGTTGCGGCTTCTGATCGCAACCGGTGTAGACGGCGGCATCTTTCCAAACAGCGCTATACATCTCGCCGGCGCCGGCGAAGGCATCGAATACCCGGGCATCTGCCCCGATCGCGGCAAGCACGTTGCGCCTGATCGCGACCTTGGCGCGGTAGGCCTGCGGATTGTTGTCGGTTTTGCCGGGCCCCTTCTTGTCGAGCGACATTCAGAACTGCCAGTGGTAATCGCATCTTGGGACGTGGTGCGCGCGGTGGTGATGATGTTTGGCGAGATGGTAGCGTCGCGCGCGGTGGGTCGGCTCAGGCTCGGTTGGAGCGGCGGCCGGTCGCGGCACTGGTAGCGGCGTGGCCTCCACAACCGGCGCAGGATCGGGTGTCGGCGCAACGACAACTTCAGGCGCAGGCGTCTCGACGACCGGCGGCGCCGGCAGAGGTTTCACATTCTCGACGGGCGCCGCGGCAGGGCTGCGTGCCTGGTGCCCTTCCGGCAGCAACGCAAATCCGACCGCGCCGAGCAGACACAGTGCCAGGATCACCGCTGCCAATGTCCAGCTGCTCGTCGGTTTCCCATGTTCTTTTTTCACGCCAGTAGCTCGACGTTGGCCGCTTTCTTGCCGTTTCCCTTCTTCGAATGTGAATCGACGAGCTCATAACTGACGACCTGATCCGGCAGTAGCATGTTGAGCGACCGCGTCAGATCAGTGCGGTGGACGAACACTTCGGCGCCGCCGTCGTCCGGCGTCAGGAAGCCAAAACCCTTTTCGTCGCTGAAAAACTTTACTTTGCCAGTTACTCGCACCGCCGACATTGCTCGCCTTGCCCCATGCTGAAATGAAAGCGGCCGCTTCGTGTGAGGAAGCGACCGCAGTGATTGCGCAGCTTTTTCCGGTTGCCCGGTAATTCCGGCCCCTTACGCCGGGCGCGGTAGGGCGCGCCGCTGCGCGCACTTGGATTCGGTGACCGGCATTCCACCGGCCGGCGGCTCTATTGCGTTGCGAGCAGCCTTCAACCGATATTGATCGTACCCTGCTCAACGGTGACGCCTGCATAAGGCTTCATCGCCTCCTGCAGGGCTCTCAGCGCGTGCGCCTGGCTTGCAAGTGGTCCGCGAATTGAAATCCAGAATTCATCTTCAACGGGCCCGGTCTCGATCTCCTTGACCTCGAGCTCATCGGGCTCATCGAGGATCCGGCCTAATTCATTCGGCGAGAAGCCTAGGATCAGCGGGTTTTCGCCGTCGGCCTGAATTTCGAGCAAGACGCCACGCAAAATGTCGTCGTCCCAGCGGGAATTCTCCGGCAACCTGTTGAGGGCGATCGCGAGCGCTTTGTAGGCAGTCTCGCTCAAGCCGTCGACGACGCGGCAGGCCACATCCGGCCGGCCCATACGCTTCAGCGCTTCGACCGTGGCGTGGCCGCCGATGATTTGCCCCGACGGACGGATCGATATTGGATTGACGAAGCCGAAGCGCTCGATCGAGGCCACGATCTGCGAAATCTGCGCTTCCGAATGTCGCCGGGCATTGCTCGGATCTGAGGTAAGATCGGCGACCTTGCGGACCTCGTCGGTGATGACGGGCTCGCCGGCCGGTGGTGACATCGTCGCTTGCCGCGCCATCAGGTCATGCTTCCCGACATGAAGCACCGGATGTCGACCCCGATGTAGCCGCGGATCGGCCACACCATCGTCTTGCCGGCGCGGTTCGGTTCCGTGATCACGGCCTCGTCGGGAACATCGAACCAGCCCAGCTTGCCGCTGTTGTCCGGGATGCGGACGCGGTAGTGGCCGTCCCTCGATTCCCAGTCGACGTCCGATAGCGCGGTGCCGTCGGCATCGCTGCAGCAAAGCCCCTTGCCGCTGGCGAGATGATCGAACCAAGGTTTCAGCGGTGAAGCGGCGTAGCGGCCGTCGTCATGGGCGAGCGCGATGCCGATGCCGGCGATCAGTAGGACCGCGACCACGAGCGCGATGATCGGCCAGTTGGATTCGCGGTGGCCGTCTCCGGACTCGTTCCAGAAGCGCTCGAAGTCTTCGCGCTCTCGGATACCGAAGTTGCGAGGCATCAGGCGGCCTCGCACGCAAAGCGACCTGTACCAGGAACGCGTCGTTGCTCGCGCCGCGCCCTGTCACGACTGCGCGCCTGCCGATAACATCCGCAGCTTTTGGTGTTACCGCTCACCAGTGATTTCGCGGGTACTATCATCTCGTTACCGCACAAGCAGCCGGCCAGATATACTTTCTGCCCGCGCCCGTACTGTCGAGAGGTCAGCCGCAATACGGTCAGCCTGCCGAACGATCGTCCCGTCAGATCATTTCTAGGCGCACGTGGCATCTCGGCTACTGCCTCTTCGGCACGGCAAAGTGGCCGACCAGCATGTTCGCCATGAGCGCACACACGGTCACGATCGGTAGCAGCAACTCAGCCTCGGCGCTCGGCTTCTCGACGCGGCTGCGGAATGGGATAATCTGGGCGGTCATGGTGATCTCGCGCGCGCGCCTGCACGAGGCGGTGTCGAAACGAACGCGGGCCGAAAACCCGCAAATCGTCGGTTAAGACTTTGAAGATGCTCGGCAAGGATAGGATTTTGATATTTCAACCGCGATCTGCAAACCGGTAGATTGCTGTCAGCTGCAAGCGCCATCAGGCGCGCGAGCATAGCCCTCACCAAAGCTATCAGTTCCGTCGGTGGTCTTGTCTGGTCTGGCTGAGTCTTCGTGGGGAGCGCGGGCTATGGCCCGCTCCCTTGTCGGCCTCGTTTTCGGGCCGCTGACATGGATGTAGCCGTGTCTGCGCCCGCGTTCTCGCTTTGAAACTTTCGGAATGTCAAGCGACATTTGGGACATTTGACGATGTCCCCGCGATACTTATCCTAGAGAAATCGAAACAACAATTATTTTCGGACCCCATCGGGGACATAGGCAAAGGGACATGAATGTCCCCGCGATTTAACGGAAATTAACTTTCACTCCTCGGTTGATTCGGGCGAGCGTTCTGTGCAGCGAGCACGACAAGTGACCGCGTGAAGGCTGCCAGGTGCGCGGAGTATGGGACCGCTTTTTCACCCCTGGCCACCTGCCGTTGCCGATAGATTTTGTACGACGCATTGACCTGGGCGAGGCCGCCGTCACGCCGGGACTTCTCGACGCTGACGATAATTTCTTCGACCACGTTTGAAGCCACCGTCCGCAGCTCGGCTTCCGTCTGCCAGATGGCACCAAGCATGGCTGCGACATTCACGATCTTGTCGCGGACCTCACGCGGCGGCGAAACCAGCCAGCCGTTACCTCGCGACCGGCCATCGGCTGCAAAATCATCCAGGGATTGTAGCAGCACCAGTTCGGCATGCTGCGGTTTTGAAAACCAGAGAACATCGAAAACGTCGAGGCATCCGTTCCGGTCGAGCCTGACTTGCGAAACTTCGCCGGCAGGTCCGCCGTGAACATACAGCGCCCGCGCACCGAGCGCCTCGATATATGCCCCGACCAGCGCGCACCGCTTCCCCATGACCGGGTTTACCCCGGCGGCTTTAATCGGCGGTAAAAGGCCTGTTTCACGTGAAACATGAGCCACTTGGGCGACCCGGCCACCAAAATAGGTCAAAATTTACCGCTAGATTGCTGATTTTGTTGATAAAAATGGCTTGCGGCCTATCCCGAAAGGTGGTTTTATAATGGCATTCCAACGGGGCACCGCCCCACCACCGCACAAGGGAGATCGTGCAAATGTCCCCCACCAAAATTCCCTTTATCTTCTTCTCCCGCATCGACCACAGGAATACGAACTGGCGCGGCTGTGAATGCCAGCGCTGCACCCCGACGCCCGACGTGCTCTATATTGCGATGGGCGGCGATGGTCTGGACTCCGAAGGCTACCCGCTCGGTTCGCCGCGCGAATGGTCTGACGACGAATTGAGAGAGCTTCGCCGTCACGAGCGCGCTTGCGACGATCACGGGAACTTTTGATCCGATCGCTGTCTGATCCGCCATCAACCCAAGGGCCACCGGCCCGCCTTTTTATCGAAGGATCATATCGATGCAACTGACAGGACAGCTATCTTCAGCCGAGCAGATGCGCCGCGCCGCCGCCTGCCAGGCCTTTTGGAGCGACCGGCCGCTTAATCGCGCCTTCCGAGAGCAGTACCGGACCAGCACGTTCACGCTGAGGGACTTCACCGCATTCGTGATTGCGATGCCGGCGGAGCAATTTCTGCAGCTCGTCGGAGGCTCCGATGCTCGCTGAACTCGCTGCACCGATGAACGCCGCACAACGCGCCTGGGCGACCCGCCGGGCCCGCGATGCCGCCCGCGTCGAGATCGCCGCCATCAAGGCCGGCGTCGAGCAGCCATCACGCGCCTTCGATCCCGACAAGCCTGTGGTCGATTTGTGGCTCGATGATGCCAGGGTCGGCTGCGGGCAACGCCGCTATATCGTGCTCGAGGTCGGTACCCGTTGGGTGAAGCTGTTCTATCCGCCGCAGCTCGCCCTCGTCACGATCGATCGCGTTACCTTCGATCGCCACGCCAAACCGGCGCGAGATGCCAAGGTCCGGAAGCTGGCGCGCATCATCCGCGACAATGTTGCGGCCGCCAAAAAGATTAACGAGGCCGCGGGCAAGCCCGTGATGCCGGATGGTGGCGCGCGGGCAAAGCAGGCGCTTCAGATTCTTACCCAGACCGAGGGCGACGTCTGCAAGATCGGCTCCGCGTTCGATCCTGCAATGAGATTAAGGACTTGCCAGATTGCTAACTGGCACAAACTCAAGCTCGCCTTCACCTTGATCGTGAGCAACGCGTCGCTTTTGGAATCAGAGGTGTGCAATTACCTCGCGCCGCGATCTTTGGGCTCGGAATGGTTTCGAATCGATCCCAACGAGCTAATCGACGCAATCATCGGAACTGCCTACCGGCTGTCGATTAACTTCTCATTTTCGGGCGACAAGCCGGTGCCGCGCGACTGGCTTTTTGTCGCTTCAGCCGGCGAGGCGCGGACATGAACCAGGTTGCCGTCATAGATGATCTTGCCGCGCGCCGAACCGCGGCTGCTCGAAAGGCATGGGAGACCCGCCGATTGCAAGGATGGGCCCCGTCGGCGCATAAAAATGACGTTTCGTTGCATAAAAGCGCCGGGAGTAGCGCTGAAGCCGACGCTCTTGCGGCCTTCGAGCGCGAAGCTGCCAGCGATATGCCGGATTGGCACCGCGCTGCGCTGGTGCTGCGCCAGGCGCTCGGAGCCGGCCGGAGTCGGGCTTTGGTGGTTCGCGCACCGCGTCCGGACCGCGCCAAGCCGGCCGCATTGCCGCCGTCACGTTGGCATGACTATCCGGTCGATCGCGTCAACTCTTTCAGCGTCCGCGCCGACATCCTGGTCGTCACCTTCGCCGACGGGGAGGTAATCCGCGCGCCGGCGGTGTCCGCCAAGGGTAAGCCGACGAACATCGGCCGCGGGCTCAGAATCGCGATTGCCTTCTACCAGGCTAGGGCCTGCCGGCGCCGCAACATCCGCTTCCGACCCGGCGTCCATGCGGCGGTGCCGGCGATCGCGGCCTGTGCTTGCGAGGACACCGGGGAGACATTCGACGCCGGGGAATGTACGGTGCGTACGATCGAAGACCGTAAAGCGCGGGACTGGCGGATCAGGAGAGGGTGATGGATAAAACCGAAGCGCTCAAACATATTCGGACACTGATCAATGCAGCTTCCGATAGCGACGACATAAATTTGATTTACAAGCTGCTTCGCGAAATGCGTGGCATCGTCAATAAAGCGCTCCCGGCAAAAACCCTCGGCCAGCGCCAGCGCGCCGCGAAGAAAAAGAAGCCGGCCTTGAGGATAGTCCGCTGACCGGTCCCGAACTGAAACAACTCCGCGAGGATCTCGGCGAAGCCATCGGCCGGCGGCTATCGGTCGCCGACATGGCGAAGCTCTGCGGACTGGCGCCGGGCAATGGCGCCGACACTATGCGGAAGTGGGAAGACGGGGAGGGACCATCGGGACCGGTGGCAGTGCTGCTGTCGATCCTATGCTGCGCTTCAAAAAGATATCCTATCCCTTTGGATGCAACTTTGGACAGATACCCGGATGGCGCACTCTTTCGCGAGATGATGCAGGACCTGATCAAGCACCGGCTCAGCTAACCGGCACCTTCCTCACAATGAGCGCCGAGGTGATGGCGCCGAGCCCTTCCTGCCACTGCCGATTGAAGATGTCGTGATCGATGCCCCGGCGCTCGCAGCGCTTCCGGATATCGGTGCGCATCACTGCCCACATCGCACGCAAGGAGATCGCTTTCGCCAACTCCGGCTTGTCGCTCAGATGCTCGAAGGGCCAGCGCAGCGCCTGTTCCATGCGGGTGACCTGGGCCGACGTCGCCGCCAGGCGCACCCGGTTGCGGTCCTCGTGCAGCTGTTCGTGCGCGCCGGTCTCCGTCATTTTGATCTGGTCGTAGATTGATAGCTTCTCCTGCTGGATCGCCGGCCAGGCGCTACCGAAGACCTTCGGCCGCGTCGCCATCGGCATCCCGGCGAGCACCTCGTAGGCCTCTTCGAGCCGGTCCAGCGTGTGAATCATCGTCCAGCGCTCCGGTATCTCCCGGGCGCCGCCGCGCGCCCCCCGGGCCACCTCCGAGCGGCCCATGGCGCCTAAAAGGTGCTGGCGGAGATCGGTGTCGCCATCGGCCTCGATCAGGGCGCCGAGCCGGGCCCTTTCGGTCAGGGACATTTGGGACATATCTATATCACCACCGGTGTCCCTTATGTCCTGCCTATTTTTTCCTTTGTTTACAGTCATTTGGTCTCGACATGGGACATAGAGGACATAGAGGATATTTTTACGCTCGGCGTCTTTTGTTGGCGTTCTGCTCGGCATCGGTAGCCCAACGAACGTTGCCAGGCTCATAGTTGCCGTCGTTGTCCGGGTAGCGATCGATGGAGTGGTTCGGAGATGGCCGACGGCCGACATCACGGAGAAAACTCGAAAAGCTCTCGCGCCAAGATGCACAGATCGTGATGCCGCGAGCCCCATAATATCTGAAATTGTGAGCCCTCGGATTGTCACACCGAGTAAACATGCTCTTCCAAACCAGGTATTCGGGAGTTTGAGCTGCGGCCTCGCCGTGAAGACGGTTCTGGTGGCCCTGCTTGCGCGCACCTTCCATCCGGATGCAGCCGCAGCTCAGGGTATGGCCAGATCGCAGGTGGCCTCCCGTTGCGAGGATCTCCGTGCCGCAGTCGCACCGACATCTGAACCGACGCTGCGGCGCGCCGTTCGGCGGTCGACGCGCTTCTACCTCCGCTACAACTGTGAGCTTACCGAAACGATCGCCGATCATTTTCAGGTGACGCATCATCGCAACTCCCAATTCGGCTCGCCCAGCTCCTCAAGAGCCTCGTTTGTTTTCTTGCTGGGTACGATCCACACGAACGGATTTACTCGTCCGATCATCTGGAGATTCTGGAACTGGTTGCTGGCGTCGCGGAGGCGCTTGTTCACGGTGTTGTCCGTCGCCTCCGGATCTGGGCTCTTCTGCAGATAAACCCTCTTCCAGTGCTGCGCATTGACCACGCGCACGATCGATCGCGGCAACTTGAGAAGCGCCGGCGTAGGTTCGCCATGTTCCTCGATAGCCGTTCGCAGCGCCTGCAGGATGACGGTACGCTCATGGGTGAGACGAGGGCCCTTGGCTGGTGCACCAGCCGGCTGCGCCTGGCCACCGCCGAACGGCTCGACCACGCAACTCGTCCGGTCATTACCGTACTGGTTCTTGGTGCCGTCGGGCACGGCATGCAACACAAAATCGAACTCGGCGCCGCCGCGGCCCTCGCGCTGCTTGACGACCTTCATGGTGCGGATCTCGCGGCCGTCGTCATCTTTCAGCTGGATCACTTCGCGATCAACCACACGGGTCTTGAATGATACCTTTATGATGGTGTCGACATTGTTGGTCAGTTGCTCATTGCCGCGGTGCTTGCCGGCCGAATTGGTGTGACCGACGATGATCAGCGTGGCACCGGTTTCCTCGACGGCCCGCCGGAAATAACTGCGGATCCTCGAAACCGTCTCGCTATCGATTTCCGAGGCGCCAGGCGTCGCGGCATTATAGGTGTCGACCACGATGGCGCCGAGTGGCACACCGCCGAACTGGGTCCGCTGAATGCCGAGGATCTCCTTGATCAGAAGGTCGCCGTTGGGCTCGTTCGGCCACAGCGGGAGCGGGTGCTGCAGAGCACCGAAGGGCAGCGGTTCGTCGCCAAGGCCATGGTGACGCGCATAGGCCCGCATTCGCGAGTCCGCACCTTCCGCAGCCTCGTAGGCGCACCAGATGACACCGAGCTGCCGGGCCACACGGCGGCCAAAGAAGGGCACCGGGCGGCAAAGCGCCATCACCATCGCGGTAGTCAGGAATGATTTGCCTGTTCCGGTGTCGCCCATGACCACGACCAGCTGTCGCTCCGGGATCAGATCATCGATGACGAACTCGTACCGACGCTTCCCGGGTCGGTTGCGGTCGGCCCACATGAGCAGACCCATAGTCGGCTCGAACGGCGCCGGTTCCGGTTCAAGATCGAACTCGTCCTCGACATCGCTGTCACGATTGGCGGCGGTACGGATCTGTGCGGCTAGTGTCCGCGCCAGATGCGCGGCATCCGGCGCCATCGGGGCTTCCGCGATGATCACCGCGACGTAGCGGGCAAGCGTATAGCCGTCCAGGACGGGGTAGAGCGGATCGCCGCCGGCGGCATCCATCAGCGTCTTCATGGCGATCGGTTGCCCGGCGACCTGTGGCGCTTCCGCGATCGCCTGGAAGAGTTGCTTATGGATCATCTCGCCGAAGTGGTCGACTGTAACCTCTTCCTCGATCGCTGCCATCAGCTCAGGCTGTGACGCCAGCATTCCGATCAGCGCGCGTTCCGTTTCATACTCGCGCGGCAACGGCAGCGATTTTGCCTCGATGATATTTTCCTTAAGCCAGACTTCGGCCTGCCCATTGGCTAGATTCTTGAAGCGGCGGATCAGGTCGACGTGGGTACCAGAAGTCTCATCCTCGAAGTCGTAGAACCTGCCGGTGGAAAAATTGACGGCGATCTCGCCGAAGCGGACCTGGCCCTTCTCGGGATCGGTGCCAGATGGGGCACCGAGGAGGGCGCGCGCAACGCGCTCGGTCAGGGCTCCCTCTTTGGTGCGGCGGACTGCTGGCATTTATTCGTCCAACACAGCCGAAAAAAAGCACTCTTCCGCGATGGCCTCGACAAGCCGCGCGATCAGGTCGCGCGGTGTCAGCTCGCGGCGCTGGGCCTCGTTGGCCACAACATGAAGCGACAGGCCGTCGATCTCAATTTCAATCCGCCGTTTGACTAGCTTGCGCTCAGACGGATTCGGCACCGGCTCGATATGATCGCTTTCCCGCATCTCGATGCCATGCTTACGGCAGATCAGTTCAACGGTGCCGACACTGCAGCGCATGATGACAGCGATCGTCGCCGGCGCCATGGTTCTGGCGTGTAGCTTGACCGCGCCGACGGTGCGGGGGGTGTAGCGGAAGTCGGTCATACGCCGCAGACTCCAGCGCACTCATCAAGAAAGTTGCTTTGCCCGCGATCTTCAGCGGTCGACAAATCGACTTGATCTAGCGGGATGCACTTGTCATGGACAAACCATTCCGTTCCTGCGGGGCGGTTCGGCCCAGGCATTCCGGGCCGGATGATGCGATCGATGCCGACGGCGTCCGCGAAGGATGCTGGGTCAGTCTCCTTCATCTCCTTCCAGCGAAGATCATCGGTGAACGGGCAGAACGTGCAAGCCGACTTTGGCGGACGCGGATACTGGCGTTCCTCGCACCACGTCAGACAACCGCCCCGGCGCATTTCCTTTTCGCAGAGCGGCCACCGGTTTTCGATGTAGCTTCGTCGCGATATTTTTCGGCGGGTCTTTTCGTCCCAAGAGATGCCGATCCACTGTTCGACGATTGGCGACTTTGGGCCGCGCTGCCCCTTCCTCAGACCGATCAGCTCGCGAATTTTGCGCTCGATAGGAATGATCTTGAAATCTTGCGTGCATTGGCGATTCAATATACCGCGCTTGCCTCGCGCCGACAGCGCATAGAATGGCGGCCGGGCGTCCATCCGGTTTTTCGTGCCGGCCATCGCGCCGATAATCTCGTCGCGAAGATTGCCGGCCGACACACAATGAACGGGGAACGGCAGCTGGCCTTCCAGCCAGTCGAGATGTTTATAGACGGCGAGGGGTTCCGCGCCGGTATCCGCAAAGATGGCGCAATCCGGCATGGGCATAAGGTCGCCCCGCGCGGCCATCAAGGCCATCGTCGTACTTTGAACGCCTGCGCCTAAAGAGAGGACAATCATACAACCGCCGCCCTCGCAAACATTCCCCATCGCCCGGTCTTTTTCCGCAGCACCATCGCGCGGACTTCCGGCTCTGCCGCAGCGTTATCTTTGAAGAAGTGATGTGCAGCAACGATCAGATCGAGATTGCGCTGCAGCTCGGATGTCGCAATCGAGGTGCCCATGCGGGACAGCTCGACGCGGGCACAGATAAATTCCATCTGCTCGACGTCGAGTTTGAGCTTCGATGCGGCTAGCGCGAGCGCGACCGCGATGTCGTCGAAGGATGGAGGCGGTTTTTTCTCAGGCATGTTTGCGTCCCCCTTGGTCGAACAGTTGAAAGTTCGATATCGACGCCGCCCGGCTGCCGAAGTTGGCGCAGGCCCAATCATGGATTGCGAGAGCATCGCCACGGTTGTCGTCATGGCAGTCTGCCGGCATCAGCTTGAGCGCATGACAGCGCGCGACCACCGCGCGTTTGGTTTCGTCGCGATCGCCGGTACGACCGACCCCGATAAAATGTTTCCTTGCCGTGGAGTCGGCGACATCGTCCCATGGGATGTTGAAGCGGACGCAGAGGCCCTCGACGATCGCGTGATAGCCGGCGTGGGCGCGCACTGTCGTTTCCGCGCTACCCATTGCCATGAACGCTTGCAGGGCCAGCATCTTTTCCTTGATGACGAGGGCGGGGCGCTCCTTCACAAACTCGGCGGCCAGGAAGGCAATCAGGTTGGCATAGGCAACGTCGATTGACTCGCCCTTTTGCTTGAGCCGCACCGTGCCGGACACAGGTACATCGCCGGGCCGACCTTTGGCGAAGCCAGAGGCAACACCAAGATCGAGGCAGTAGATCAGCCCGGTGACGTGTCCCATCGCACAACCTTTTAGTGCGCTACTTCGAAGGTCGGACGCGACGATCCGATTGCGGCGCTCTTTTTCACGTCGGCGGTGTCACTCGGGTCAAGCTTCGAAAACCCCTTTGTTGCAAGGGTTTCCTGGCCTTCGGCAAAACCGCGATCATGCTCTCTCGCGGCTTCCGTCGTATGATGGTGCGGGTTGTTCTGCCGTTCGCCGGCGAGGCCCTGGCGCTTGCCGTCATTGAACGCGCGTTCCGCGATCGGCGTCCGATCGGTATCACCAAATAACGCGCCCTGTGAGCCGATCGGGAATCCCATCCAACGCAACACCCGCGCCTGGCGCTCCATCTCCGCTTTCATCGCGGCTTCGCCTTCCGGCGTATCAAGCCTGATCAGGTCCTTGATGTCCTGCAGGCCCTTGGCACCGAGATCTGACTTTATGATCTTCCCGTAATCGATCAGCGCCTTGTTGGCCTTGTTTTTTGCGTCCAGAACCAACTCGTATTTCTGCCGGTGCTGTTCGGTTAACGAATAGAGTTGATCATCGCTGATGGTCTCGGCGGTACGTTTCGGCGCCGATGCTGCGACTCCGTCTTTCTTCGGTTTACGTCCCATGGCTTTGCTCCTCTGGTTGAAATCAGGAATTGATGTCCGCGCCGCCGGTGGCGAACTTGTCATAGCGGACGCGTGCCTTCGGCGGCTGATAGGCAAGGGCCGCATGATGCAAACAATATGGAAGATCGGGCAGAGCTTCGTCGCCGCAGAATTCGAAGTCCGGCTCCGTCGGATTCCCGCGAGGCCAGCGGCAACTCGTTGGCGTCAGCTGCATCAGCTTGATGCCGGTGCCGTCCGGTGCTTCGCCCTTCAATCGTTCCGGCAGGCCGGGCTCGCTGTCGGCGATCGCGATGGCGGCGGCAATGCTGTTGGATGGATTGCGGCGTCGTGGCGCAACGGGATCGTGGCCGTTCGCCTTGGCCTGAAGGCGCGTCACATTGCGGAGGCGGCCTTCGGATGTAACAGGGGGGGGTGCAGGAGGCGCTTGCCTTACGATGACATGTGAGCGCGCCATCTTTGAATTTTTGCTGTCCGGAACGGGTAATTTCAGCCGGTGGATTTTACTGATAACGGCGTTGCGTGTTATGTAGCCCTCAAGATCGCGAGCGATCTGCGACGCGCTCCATCCCTTGGCCCACAATTCGGTGAGGCGACCGACGCGCGTTTCAGTCCATACTTCGTTGAAGTTGATCGTCATGGTTGTCCCCCATTTTGCGGCGTTTTTTGATTTCTGAAATCGGTTCGCCGCTATGCATCGACTCGGCGATGTCGCCCCAATAGTCGGACCAGCGCAAAAGCAGATGCGCCATCCACTTGGATGCTCGATAGGCAAGTTCTTTGAACAAGACAGGAAGTCCCAACCGCAGGAACGCTGCGGAGCCGTACCCGTGATGCCTTACAAATCCAGTTCGAGGCGTTCCAAGCGCCGGCGCGATTCATCCTGCGCCTTACGCAAACGGGACATCTCGATGGTTCGCGCAAAATGCTTCCACCACACAGGCCGCGCATCGCCGATGATGGCCTCAAGGATTTCCAGCCCGGCATCGCTGCGGATCAGCTCAGCCAGCGCGTCGGCCGACATCTCCGTTCTGCGGGATAGCCAGTATTCGCAGGCTCGCACGCCGGTGCCGGCGCGCATCGATAGCTCGGCGGCCGTCTTGCGCGGCCAAAGGGCCTGCGCCGCTTGCATAACTGAAGCTGTCAGCCGCAAGGCGTTGCGGGTTTTGCCGCAATCCGTTGCGGTGGCCTGATTTGCCTTACGCGAATCGCCCGGCGATGCTTCAGCCATGGGGATTTCACGCATCGCCGTCATTGGTCGGCCCTCGCGGGCTCAGGGCGGGCGATTTCTTGGGGCCAAGGTGATTCGGATGGCCATGTGTCGGAAATCAACTGGACCGCATCGGCGACCTTGCGGATGCCGACGTCGCGGCCGTCTCGCAGCATTTCCAAACGCTTACCGTCGTTGAACAGCCTGGTCGAAATGGTCGACTGCGCAAGCCCGGTGGCTGCCGAATAGGCGTCCACAAGGCGCAAGAACTGATCGATGTTGGTCATGCCGCATATAAAGGCGGGAAATATCCCGGTTTGTCAAGACGGCATTGTCCCGGTTTTTGCGGAAGCATTGTTCGGGAATAATCCCGAGATGGGGAACGATTTGAAATCAGACATTCTTCGGCGGATCGACGAGCAGCTGGAAAAAACCGGCAAAGCTGCGACCGCTGTATCGACCGATGCCGGCTTCAACGAAGGATTCATCCGTGACATGCGGAGAAAGAAAAAACTCATGCCGGGGATCGATAAAATCGCAGCACTCGCCACGCAGCTCGAGACGACGCCGGAGTATCTCGCGTTCGGCGTCGGCTCGTCCGAATTTGTCGAGAGTGTCGGCATGCCGGTGCGCGGCGAGGTCGCTGCCGGCCTCTGGCATGAGGTTGACGGCATAACCGACGCGAATGCCTTCGAGAGCGTGCCGATCGCACTGGACCCGCGCTATCCCAAGGAGGCTCAGTACGGCCTTATCGTGAAAGGAACGTCGGTCAACAAGGTTGCTAACCCGGGCGACGTATTGCTCTGCCTCGATCTTGCCTTGACCGGCATCGATCCACGTCCAGGCGACATGGTGATCGTCGAGCGCAGGCGCTTTCAGGGCCGTGAACGAGAGGTGACTGCCAAGCGCATGCGCCGTGAGGGAAAGCTGATCCTGTTGATCCCTGATAGCACTGATCCGGCATGGCAGGACGCAACCGCGATCAATGCCAAAAAACCGTCAGAGGACATCGATGTCGCGGTCATTGCCATCGTGTCCGGCGTCTGGCGACCGATACGTGACCGATGATGAAGCGTCAGGTAGTTGGCTGTTTTAGCCTATTTCTCGCATCGACGGACACCTTCGCTCAGAACGCGGTGCAACGCGATCTCGAATACCGCTCCATGATGATGCCGATTCAACGGATAATGCAGCAAGCGTATTACGCCAACCTTTGCCAGCTGCGCAGCCAAACTTTTGTCCAGGTATTCCAGGAAGCTTTGATAGAAATTTCAGGGATCGAGGCAACAAAGCGCAATCTGTCTGACGACCAGATCATTGCCGCCGATCGCGACGCAAAAGCCATCATCGCCCGCGAAGATACCGAAGCTGGCCTTGAAAATTTTGAGGCCAAGTGCCGCGATGTTGCCAACCATCTCGACAAACTCGACGCGCTGGAGCGGAGTTTCACCGGAAATTATCATTGACCGCGCCGCGCGCTATAAAGGTTGTAAAAACCGCGAATCACACGGGGAGTGAATGTGGCGAATCACCTTCCGCGAATCTTCTTGCCAAGGTCTCCAATGTCTACTGCCAAGCCCCTCAAGGGCGCTGGCAGTTTGCACTTAATGGTTGAGCAACACGCGACATTTTCTCTTATTTAGATATGTCACATTGGATGTCCCAGATGTCCTTTTTAGCTCTGGCACAGTATTTGCTCCTTATTTGAATATAAACTAACTCTCTCCTCGTAAAAGGTGGCCTTGAAGGGCCACCTATACGGGAAGTCTATCTTGGGAAACGTACGCGCGCGCGACCCAATCGAAAATAATTTGGGATATTTCCCGCCTTAGGGCTTGCCAAAGGGATATATCCCGGTTTATCTTCCCTCCATCGCCTTGGAGGGTTCGATGCAGTTCCACCTCAAGCCAAACACCGCCGCGCCGGTTTCTCCGGCCAAGCTCTCGGCCTTCGTCACCGCCGATCTCCGGTTCGATATCCCGGCCATCCGTGCCGACGCCAAGGCCCGCTACGGCCTCAAGCTCGATTTCATCAACCGCTACACCGGCGCGCCGCAACGGCACTGGCAGCGTCTGCAGGCCCGGCGCGCGATATCCGCGGCATGGCGTGAGGCGAGGGGCCAGCTGCACGAGATCGTGCTTTCGCAGATGCCGCGCCAGCTGCCCTACACGCCGGCAGAGGCCGAGCGGATGGCCGAACTCCGCGCCGCGATGGGCTCGGCCGCCATCACCGCGCGCGGCAACGTCGATTTCAAATCCGCATCCGGCGAATACGCACAGATCAACTGGAACGCCCAGCAGCGGGCTTACTTCGCGATCATCCGGCAGGCGCGGGGAGAGACGTGATGGCCGAGGACCCGGAAACCTTCGACAATTTCATCCATCTTTCGGTCGCGATTGTTCAATCCGCGACAGACATGATCGAGGAAATCGGCGGCCTCAAGATACGGCGCCGCCGTCACGACTACGACAATGACCCGCTCGATATGCTCGATCTCCGCGAGGCGCTTTCAAAAGCGGTTCGTGGGCTTGAGGGCTACGACGCAATGGTTGCCGCCTGGCGCAAGATCAGCACCAGCGCGGAGTTTCGTGCTGCTACCGCTAAGGGAGGGACCTGATGTCCTTCCAGCGCATCATCGCAACCGCCATCCGCGACGCCGGCATCGCCGAAGCCAATTTCGACGCCGCGATCAAGGCCGAAGGATTCAAATCCCGCTTCGACTGGTTTCTGCGCGGCGGCCCGCCGTCGCTGCAGGAGGCCTACAACCTCAAGGTCGCGGCCGACAAGGCGATGCATGAGTATCTGCAAGCGGCGAGGGCGGCATGATGGAATCCCGCAAGCACACCTTCGCTATCACCGTCGCATTCGACAAGAACTGCACGGCCGCGCACGCGCTGCGCGAAGTGAAGGACACAATTCACGGCGAATTTTATCCGACGCAACGAGACGATAGCGAGCCCGGCTCCTACCGCGTTAGCCGGATAACGCGCGTCAGTAATTCAGTTTCGCGGGGTAGAGCAGCCCGGTCAGCTCGCGTGGCTCATAACCACGAGGTCGTCGGTTCGAATCCGACTCCCGCTACCAAATCGGCGGTGCGCCGATGATCGCCGCCATCCTGATCCTCACGCCATTCGCCCTCTACGGACTCGTCACGCTAGTCGTAAAGGCGCTCGCCGCGCGAGATCATACCGATCGGAGACACGACCAATGATCGCCGACATCATCACCTTCGCCGTCGCGCATCAATTCGTCGCCGGACTCGCTATCGGCGGCTGCGGCTTCGGCGGCGCAATCGGCATCATCGGTTGGTCGCTCGGATACGACCACGCCATGCGCAAGGTCGGCTCCTGGATGCGGCCGAAGGTCGACGAGGCGCACGGCGACATGCCGACGCTGCCGCCGATTCGTGAGCGGCGGCCGATCGCGACAACGCCGGGGAGGTACGTATGAGCGCGCACAAGCCACAGCCTACCGCTCGGCAGATGGAAATCTACGGCTGCTTTGATGGCTTGTCTGACATCCATCCGGACAAAAGCACCGAGTTTCTGCTGCAGCTCACGGCCGACACGATGAAGTGCAGCTATGCCGACGTTGTGGCCGCACTCGAAGCGCAGTCGGTGTCGTCATGACCCGCAAATCGGCCGAACCCGCCTGCCGCGTCTGCGCCTGCACCGAACACAACGCCTGCGATGATGGCTGCTCATGGGTGAAGGTTGAGTCCGGCTCGCCGCCGCTTTGCTCGGCTTGCTCTGGCACCGCCGCCGATCTGTCCGAGACCTTGAAGCGGGCTGATGCGCTACTCGGCAAGTTCTCTTTCACGGTCGACCCGCGGCACACCGTCGGCTGTCTCCGATCGATGGCTCGCGCTGCAATGCGCCGTAGTGCGGTGCGGATGAAGGCCGAAGCTAGCCAGCCGGACAAATCATGGGGCGGCCGATGAGCAACCTCAGCCGCATGATGTCCACCGCGCGCGCCGTCCTCGACGAGAAGGACAAGGCCCGCACCGATCAGCCGCCGTTCTTTGTGCGGACGACTTGGCTATTCGCCGAACTCGCGGATCTCGCGCTGCCATCGGAAACCGAAACCTTCAAGGCCATCACGATAGCCCGCCTCGGCGGCGACATCGGGCAAGTCGGCCGCATGGTCGACCAGGTTCACGCCGGCAGCGCGACGATGGACGAAGCCCGGCGCCACCAGCGCCAACAAATCTGCGGCTGGATCAAGGATCAGATCAGGCGGGAGCGAGTGTGATGGAACAGACTACAACTAAACGCCAAGGCTACGAGTTGGGAACCGACCTGATGCCTATCATTGAGGGCAAGGTCGCACTGCCAAATCCCAAGCCAGTCGAGCGCGATGTTGGAGCTACCGTCCTCTATTATAGAAAAATGCATTGCGGAACTGTGCTGGATGCGAACGGCAAAAAGATTTGGAACGCGCGGTTTTTCCTCGATTACGGCCAAGGAGGCCAACTGTACGGCTCCGGTGTCGCGGCGTGGACCGAGTGGAAAGACGGGATTGAGCGCGCGGTCGCGAAGAAGTTTGCGATCTGTGACCACAAGCCGGTGACCCTGGCCGGCGCAAACCCGTCGCGCGGCTGGCATCCGGCGCGCTGCGAAAAGTGCGGGCTCGATATGTCCGTCGATAGCGGGGATTGAGACATGGCTATCGAGCGTTTCGCCATCGACCCCGCCAAGGACCGCGCCACTTGGCTGGCACTGCGCCAGCAAGACATCACGGCATCCGACGTGCCGGCAATCTGCGGGGAGGGCATGTTCGGCTCCGCAACCAAGGTATGGGCCGAAAAACTCGGCAAGGTCGGGCCGCAGGAAATGACCGAGGCCATGAAACGCGGCCTATGGGGTGAAGCCGCGGTATTCGAGGCCATCGGCTGGGAATATCCGGATTGGGATGTTCGCCGCGCCAAGATTTACCTGCGCGATACCGATCTGCGTCTCGGTGCAACACCGGACGGCGCCGCGATCATTCCGGGCTTCGATGGTGTCACCGTCATTCAGACCAAAGTCATCGCGCGGCCGGTTTTCAACGCCTACTGGCTCGCCGATCCCGAGGATGATTACAGCCAGGTCACCGCACCGCTGGCCTACCAGCTGCAGACCTTGACGGAGGCAATGCTCGCCGATGCTGCCCGCGCGATGATCGTGGCGCTCGTCGTCGATACCTTCAAATGGGAATTGAAGGTTGTCCCGCTGGACCGCAACGCTGCGGCCGAAACCGTCATCAAGGATCGCGTCGCCTCGTTCTGGCGCAACCATCTCGACACCGGCATTCAGCCCGCCGTCGATCCGGAGCGTGACGAAGCCATCATCAAAGCGCTGTTCCCGAAAGACAACGGGATCGAGATCGACCTGTCCGGAGACAATGAAATGCCGGCGCTGGTCGACATGCTGGAAACCAACCGCAAAGCCAAGAAGCTCGCCGAAGAGGATGAAAAAATATGCAAGACGGCGATCGCTGGCAAGATGGGCGAAGCGGCGATCGCGCGTCTCGCCGACGGCCGCCGCATCAGCCACAAATCGCAATTTCGCAAAGGTTACGTGGTCAGCGAGTCCGAATACCGCGTCATGCGCGTTCTGAAAGCGAGCTAACGCCATGTCAACCGCAGCACGTCCCATCGAAAAAACCGACAATCTGCCGCCGCCGCTTGTCACGCGCGCTCAGCTCGCCATCGATTTTGCTCATCTGTCGGCCGCGATTGTGGAGATCGAGGATGCCTGCAAGACGGCACCGACAGTCATCGAGGATGACGAGGATCTTACAACCGTTACCCGGCTGGCGACGTCGATCATTGCACTGCAGAAAAAGATCGAGACCGCGCGCAAGGAAACGGTTCAGCCGTTCCTTGATGCAGAGACCACCGCCAACGACTTTCTCAAGCGCGAATTGCCGAACCGGCTTTCGATTCTCAAGACACGCTTCGAGGTCGTCACAACCGCATTCCAGCGCAAGAAGGCCGCGCGGGAACAGGCGGCGCGTGATGCCCAGGCGGCCGCCGCTCGCCAACAGGTCGAGGCCGCGGCTCAGCGGGTGACCGAGGCCGTCAAAGCCGGTGACGTTCAGGCCGCAACAGCTGCGGTAAAGCAATCCGATACACTGACAGCATTTGCCAACAAGGCTGCCGCAGCGGCCGCGGCGCCGACATCTGCAATGGCCGCGGTAAAGACGGAAGCCGGATCAGCTGCCCTGGTCGACAACTGGACGTTCGATGATCTCGACCTGGACAAGGTCGACCTGATTGTGTTGCGCCCGTTCTTTCCGCGCGCCGCCGTTGAACAAGCCTTGCGCGCCTTCATCAAATCCGGCCGGCGCGAGATCGCAGGCGCCCGCATCTTCAACGACAACAGGTCGCGATTTCGCGGCTGAACAGGAGAGCTATTATGTCAAACGTCGATACCGCGACGGACACCCGCAACGATAAGCGTAATGCGTTGGATGATTTTGCCAGTGCGCCGGCCCGCGAAGTCGTGGCCGCCCCGTCTGTACAGCCGATGGCCTCGCCCGGCGATCGCGTCTTCGGAGCCCAAGCGGTTGCAGTACACCGCGACGAGGCCCGCATACTGCAGAAGCTGGCCGCTCTCGGCGCCGCCGCCGGCGACGATTGGTTTTATCGGTTTCCAGTGAAAAACAAAAACGGCGGCAAGGATTTCATCGAAGGTGCCTCGATCAAGCTCGCCAATGACGTCGCCCGCATCTATGGCAACTGCGAGGTCGACACCCGCGTCATCGATCTCGGTTCGAGCTGGCTGATCTATGCCCGTTTCACCGACTTCGAAAGCGGTTACGCGCTGACGCGGCCGTTCCAGCAGAACAAGAATGCATCGAAGCTCGGCGGCTCCGACAATGACCGGCGCCTCGATATCGCTTTCCAGATCGGGGTATCGAAGGCGATTCGCAACGTCGTCGTCAACGCGCTGCAGACCTTCTCCGATTTTGCCTTCGAGGCCGCGCGCAATTCGCTGATCGACAAGATCGGCAAGGACGTAAAGAAGTGGCAGGAGAAGACTCTGCAGGGTCTTTCCAATCATGGCGTCGATGCGCAACGCGTCGAGTTCGTCATCGGCCGGGCCGCCAAGGATTGGACTGCGCCCGACCTGGCCAAGATCATCGCCATGATGAAAGCGATCGCCGACGGCATGGCGACGATCGACGAGACGTTCCCGCCGAAGGATAAACAGGTCGGCGAAGATATCGACCGCGAAACCGGCGAAGTCACCGAATCCAGTTCCGCAGCATCAGCCGCCACCGGAGATAAATCTGGCGATGCCGCGGAGGCGGGGTCCACCAGCCCCAAGGACCCCGCCACCAATTCAGCTTCGTCGCAGAAGGGTGCCACCTCACCTGATGCGTCAGGCCAGGCCGCTTCCGAACCCTCTGATCCCTCCAAGGCTCAACAGGACAAGGGAGCGGCCAAGGCCGGAGATAAGCCGGAGCTACCGAAAACGGAGGCCGAATATATCGCCTTCGCCGATACCTGGCGCAATGCGCTGACCGATGCCGATGCCGGCGAGAAGCGCTGGAAGGATGAAAAGGGCCTCCGCAACAAAGCCAACGTCGGCGCCGAAGCTCGCGAATCCCTGCAGGAAAAACTCGCAGCGAAATGCGCTGAGATCAGGGACGCCGATAAATCATGAGCACCGCCGAACAAGTCATGATCAGCCAGCTTCGCGAAACCGTGGCGCTCGACCACGGCCGCGTCAGGCAGATTTTCGACGTGGCCAATTGTCCCGGCCTCGTCGTGGTCTGCGAGTTGTCCGATCTCGGCAACGACGGCGAGTTCGAAACCGTCGAGCAACGCTACGAGCTCAGCAGCGGCAAAGTCTTCGAGAACGCCGACGAAGCCCTACTGGCCTGGGATGCCGAGCAGCAGGATCACGACATCGCGGAAGCCACCGGTGAAACCTTGCTGCGATATCGGCTAGGCCTGGTGCGGCCGCTTTGGGCAGACCGGACACCGAAGGACAAGGCGATGTGGATTGCCGGTGCGCGAGCCTTCCGCAGGCTCTTGAACAGTCTCGGCTTCGATATCGTTCGCATAGCCGAGACGACGAGGGACCGGGCATGAACGCTTCGGACAATACGGTGCACGATTTTGGTTGCCCGTTCGCACGAGATTACGACATCTCGCATTGCCCGCTCTACATCGAGAGCCATATCGGCCGGGGCCTCGGCTGCGTCGATGATATGTCGCAGCCGTGTTTGGTCTCGCGCCGCAAACTCAACTGGCAAAATGCAATCTTAGAACTTGCTCGGCGGGGTATCGCATATCCCGGCATGATCGAGTCGCTGAATACAATCGGAGGCAGGCAATGACACTCGCCTCCGAACGCATCAAGCAAGCCCATCGCGGCTTCAGGCGTGCCGAACCGGCGAGCCGGTCTCGTCTGGCGGCGCTGGAAACATTCGGGCTGCGATACGTCCGCGTCGACGATTTCAATGTTGTTGTCGAAGGAGACTACCAACTCAATCTCGCCATGAGCTACTGGCGGTCGGTCGACGGCACCAGTCAGGGTTATCTCGTCTCGACGCTCCATGCCGAGATCGCCAAAACCAATTCCGAGAAACCTGTCGCGGGCAGGGACAGCATCGCAAATCCAGCGGATTCTGACAGAGCCGCTGAACTCACATTCGATCCGGTTGCGATGCCGAGTCCGCGACAGGCCCCCCTTATTGCGAATGAGGCGGCCGAAGGATCGATGTCGTTATTGCCGGCGGTGTGGCCATGACAGAGCAAGCCCCGGTCGCCAAATGCGGTTGCCTCGAATGCCGCGTCCGCCAAGCCCTTTACGGCAGCGCCGATATCAGCGCGCCTTTTGAGATCGATATCAACGAGGCCGCCAAGGCGCTCGGCAATATCCTGGCCGAACTGCTCGCCCATCATTCCAGCAAATCGGCAAAACATTTCGCAGGCGCGCTGCTCGAACATCGCAAGCGCTGGCTAAAGCATCCCCGTGTCGCCGCTCAACATCCGGTGGGCAACGCATGATCGGCCTCACCACCCGCTACTCACCCAGCAAATCGGCTCTGCTGCAGCCCGATATCGCCGCCGCGCTCGCTGCCGGCGCATGGCTCAACGTCGCAACTATCGCCGCCAAGCTTCGCCGCTCCAGCGATGACGGTGCTGTTCGCTACTGCCTCAAGCTTATGGTCTATGCCGATCTGATCGAGCGCAAGGTTGTCGCGCGTCCGCAGTCGCGAACCGGCTTCACCTATCTTTACCGGAGGAAGGCATGAGCAGCGTCCCAAAAATGCGCCACTGTTTTTATTGCGGCGAAGGGCTTGGCGTCTATGCCGACTACCATCCTCTCGATACCTGCGGCAAGCGAGAATGTAATCGTGAGGCGCAAGACCATCAAGGCATGGATCGGGAAGAGGCTCATCGTCGCCTTGACGAAGATATGGGGTGGTGATGACCGAGCCCCGTCCGCGTTCATTCGTCTGGCTGCAGTCCAACGGGCACTTCTTTCCGCAGGTCTGGTACGACGGCCCGCGCGTCGGTTGCGAGGGCATGACGCCAGTTGCCGAGCGGAAGCTTGAGCCGGACGAATATGCGCTGACGCTGGATCAGCTCGTGACGAAATATCCCGCTCCCGTTTCAGAGAAAGCAAGCTGATGCTTTTGCGCGTCATCGATTTTGAAACCACCGGCATGCCGCCAGACGCGGCTCTGTGCGAGATCGGATATTGCGATGTTCGCATCGATGCAGGCGGTCCAGCCGAGATCGGCGTTCCCGTTGGCATGCTCGTCAATTGCGGCCGGCCGATGCCACCGGAAGCGCGCGCAATCCACCACATCAGCGATGAAGACTTGATCGGCGCGCCGTCGATCGACAAGGGGTTGATGGCCCTCAACCAGCCTGCAGTTGATGTATTCGTTGCTCACCACATGGCTTTTGAACGCGAATTCTTCAGTGGCGGGCAGAAGAACTGGATTTGCACGCTGAAAGTAGGTCGGCGCCTCTGGCCGGAGAGTCCAAGCCACAGCAACCAGTGCCTTCGATATTTTCTCGGCATCGAGCTTGAGGATCAGCTTGCCATGCCGCCACATCGTGCCGCGCCAGATGCCTATGTCACGGCTCACATTCTGATTTGCGCAATCGATGCCGGTGCATCGCTGGCCGACATGATCGAGTGGAGCTCGGCGCCATCGCTCCTGCCACGCGTCACCTTCGGCAAGTATCGCGGCCAGCCATGGTCGGAACTGCCCGGCGACTATCTGAACTGGATCGTCACCAAATCAGACATGGACGTCGATACCAAATTCACCGCCAAGCATTGGCTTGAGCAGAAGCGGCGGCAGGCATGATCCATCCCTGGGACTCCATGATCGCCGGTGATGACGCCGAGGTCGCGGCCGAAATCAGGGCCGATGCCGTCGCCTATACGCGGCATTTTCTCGGCAACCGAAACAAGGCCTGCGTCGCGATCGAGCAGAAGTACGGGCTCTCCGGTCTCTCACCGCAACAGGTCTCCGAACAGCTCTGCGAGATGTCGAAGCCGGCGGAAGGTGGGACGGCGTGAAACCTCACATTCCAGAAGCCGCGCTCAAAAAGCATATTGCCATTCTCGGCATGAATGGCAGCGGCAAGACCAGTGTTGCAAAGAGCGAGGTCATTGAACCGGCACTCGAAGCCGGCGGACGCGTCTGCAACGTCGACCCGACAGGTGTCGGTTGGGGACTTCGTCTCAGCAAGACCGGCAAGAGTAAGGGTTACGATATTTATATCGTCGGCGGCGAGCATGCCGATTTTCCGCTTGTGCCGCGCGATGGCAAAGCATGGGGCGGGATCGTCGGTACGTCTAGCGACTCGTTTGTATTCGATACCTCCGCAATGACCGTCGAAGGCCGCAGCCAATGGTTCACTGATTTTGCCGAAACGTTGTTGCGGAAAAACAAAGGACCACTGAACTTCGTCCTAGACGAGGCCCATCTATTCGCGCCACAGGGCGGCTCGAAGTCAGGTGGTGTCGCACCTAAGATGCTTCACGCGACGAACAATCTTCTGGCGCTGGGCCGGTCGAAGGGTCTTCGGATCACGATGATATCGCAGCGGCCGGCCAAGCTGCACAAGGACAGTCTGACGCAGGCGCACACGCTGATTGCGATGCAACTGATGTCGCCGCAGGACCGCGATGCCATCAAGGCATGGGTATCGGACCAGGCGGACGCCGAGCGGGGCAAGGAGATCATCGCGTCGCTCCCGAACCTTGATCCGGGCGAGGGTTGGATTTGGGCGCCAAAGGAAAAGGTGCTGGATCGTGTCCGGTTTGGCCTGCCCAAGACATTCGACTCGAGCAGTGCACCTGATGAAGCTGATGGCGAGGGGCCCAAGCTTACGCCGATCAATCCAGATGCCATCAAGGCCAAGCTGGAAACCGTCGCGAAGGAAACTGTTGCAAACGATCCAGCCAAGCTGCGTGCCGAGATCGCCGCTTTACGCAAAGAACTGGCCACGAAATCCCAGATTACGCAATTTGCGGCTCCCGACGCAAAAACGATCGCTGCCGCCGAACAGCGCGGATATGCGCGCGGCGAAAGTGAGACGGCACCTGTATGGTTGCGCCGCGGCGCAGAGGCTGTCGCCGAAGCCTTTATCGCTCAGGCAAAACAATTCTCACTAGCGCCATTCATTCTTTCCGAACTTAAGACCTGGGAAAGCATGGGCGCACTCCGATCGGGCTCGCCTCCAGAGAGAACCCCGACGCCACGGCCGAGGCCAGAAGGCAGGTCCGTGAGCAAGCCAATGCCGGCGGCGAGCGGCAACGGCACTCTTCCGAAGGGCGAACGCCTCTGTCTCAACGCCATCGCACAGAATCGCAACGGCGTCACCCGCCAGCAGCTCACGGTGATCACCGGCTACAAGAGATCGACCCGTGACGCCTATCTGCAGAGGCTCCGCGAGAAGGACTACATCACCGATAACGGCGGCCGCATCCATCCGACCGATATCGGCCTTGAGGCGCTTGGTCCCTTCGATCTGTTGCCGACCGGTGAAGCCCTGCAGGAGCACGTCCTATCGACATTGCCGGAAGGCGAGCGCGCCGTTCTGGCTCATGTCATCAGCGCCTACCCGCAGCATGTGGAGCGCGATGCCATCAGCGATGCGACTGGGTACAAGCGCTCGACCAGGGACGCCTATATACAGCGGCTTTCCACGCGCGAGCTGGTTGATGCGGCGCGCGGGTCCGTTCGGGCGTCGGAGGATTTGTTCGAATGAACGGCACAAAAAACAAACTCTCCGATCTCAACGACCATCTGTTCGCGCAGATCGAGCGGCTTGCTGCCGAAGATCTGACGCCTGAACAAATCGATCAGGAGGCCAAACGCGGCAAAGCCATCGTCGCGGTAGCGGACCAGATCGTCAAGAACGCGAGCCTTCAGCTGCAGGCGGCAAAACTGGTTTCTGAAAAGGGCGCGATAAGGCCGCATCTGCCGACCGCCCTCGATGCCATTGGACCGGGCCCGAAGCTTGTCGAGGCTAAAAGCCAATGACGAATAAAGTCTATACGGCGCGCGAACTCGCCTTTGTGAAGGTCCGCCGGAAGATGCCGCGGCGCGATCTGCTGCGGGCGTTCAAGCGCAAATTCCGCCGCCCTGGCTTTTCCCTGCTGAGGCTGCAGGATCTCTGCAACCGCCACGGCTGGGGCGTCGGCGCGCGCAAGGGTCGGAACAAAGGCCGCTCGTCACGCTACAGCAAGGCCGAGCTTGCCTTCATCGGGCGCCGGCGGAAGATGGCTCGGCGCGAGTTGCACGCTTCCTTCGTCAAAAAGTTTCGACGCCACGACGTCTCCGCCGACCACATCAAGCAGCTGTGCACCCGACACGGCTGGCGAGCGCCTTCCGACTGGCGGACGCTCCGCATGACGGGCCGCACCAAGTTCAGCAAGGCGGAGCGCCTATGGCTCAAGCGCCGGCAGACAATGCCCCGGAGAGAGTTTTGGGCCGCCTATGTCGGCAAGTTCGGCCGCGAGATCTCGCTCGAAGCCTTCAAGGCGCTCGGCGATCGTCTCGGCCTGCGCACCGGCCGGACCGGCCGCATAGAGAAAGGCCACGTCCCCGCCAACAAGGGCAAGCAGATGCCCTTCAACGCGAACTCGGCGGCGACGAGGTTCAAGAAGGGCAACCGCACAGGCCGCGCGAACCAGGTCTATAAGCCGATCGGCACCGAGCGGTTCAGCAAAGAGGGCTATCTCGAACGCAAGATTCACGACGACCTGCCGATGCAGTCTCGCTGGCGCGCCGTTCATATCGTGAATTGGGAGGCTCTGCACGGCGCTGTGCCCGCGGGCCACTGCCTCAAATGCCTGGACGGAAACAAGGTCAATACCGACCCTTCAAATTGGGAATTGATTTCGCGCGCCGTGCTGGCGCGCCTCAACAAATCCCGCAACCGTTACGACGCTGCGTCGGCCGAGCTGAAGCCGACGATCATGGCTATCGCGAAGCTGAGGGATCGGATTGGCGATAAACTAAATCAACGAACCACCTAACAGGAGTCCACCATGCAAATCATCGAAGCCAAACTTCACGACCTGAAGATCGATCCAGCCAACGTCCGGCAAACCGACAAGGCTCCGGATGAAGGACTGCTCGCCAGCATCAGGACCAAGGGGCTGATTATCCCGCTCATGGTGCGCAAGAACGGTGCCGGCTATTTCGTCACCGATGGCGGCAAACGTCTTGCCGCACTTCATATCCTCGCCCGTGACGGCGAGTTCGACAAGACGACGCCAATTGCTTGCGTAATGCGAGAGGATGATGCGGCAGCTGCCGCCGACACAAGCCTCACGCTCAATTTCATCCGCGAAGGCATACATCCGGTCGACGAGTTCGAGGCCTTTGCCAAGCTCGTCGACGCCGGCAGGACGCCGGATCAGATCTCCAAGGGTTATGGCATTCCGCTGAAACAGGTCGGCCAGTCTCTTGCGCTTGGCAGGCTTGCACCGGAAGTCCGACAAGCATGGCGTGACGAGAAGCTGGACGAAGCCGCAGCTCGTGCCTTCACTCTTGAGCCGGACCAGAAGCGCCAGGCTGAGCTATTGGCCTCGCTCCGGAAACGCAGCGGTCTCAATCCCTGGACCGTCAAGACTGCCATCATGGGCGATGAGCGCGAGGCAAAGGCGCTTGTCAATTTTGTTGGCCTCGATGCCTACAAGACGGCTGGTGGTGCGACGACAACGGATCTGTTCGCCGACACTAAGGACCCCGCAGTTGTCGCCACCGATCTGAAGCTTCTCAAAAAACTCTATGACGAAAAGCTGAAGGCCAAGGTCACCGAGCTGAAGGCGGAGGGCTGGAAGTGGGTCGAGTTTCAGTCTGATCTTCCCTACAACGCGCAATGGTGGACTGCGAAAGGTAAGAGCGCGGTCAAGGCGGAGGATCGCGGCAAGTTCGGCGTCATCATCTCGAAGGGCCACTATGGCGATATCGAGATCAAATATGGAGTCACCAAGCCGGCCGCGGAAAAGGCAGAGGCCAAGAAGAAGGCGGCTTCGAAAGATGGTGTGACTGTCGTCGCGTTGCCAGCCGCGCTGTGCGGTCGCCTGACGGATCAGATCACCAAGGCGACCGCCGAAGTCCTGAAAACCGACAGCAGTCTTGCGTTGGCGATCGTGGCGGCGGCGCTGACATCCTTTGACAGCCCCATCGATATCTCAGGCGAAGGCAGCGGCCGCGCCAAGTTCACGGTCCAGCTGCCGCTGATGCGGAAGAAGTCCGCCGCTGAGCTGCACAAGGTCTTGGCCGATATCGCCGCTGACTCGGTGTCGATCGGCGCCTCTGCCCAGGACAGCCTTCCGCTTGCCAAGAACAGCCAGAATGACCGCGCGCTGCTCGAAGCGCTGGACGCCAAGAAGCTGAACGCTGCACTCCGCGCCAACTTCGATGCCGCAGATTACTTCGCCGGCGTCACCGTGCAGACCTGCAAGGATGCCATTGCGCTCTGCGATCCAAAACAGCCGATCACCGGCAAGGAGAAGAAGTCGGAGCTGGCGAAGCTTGCAGCCGATCTCGTCAAGAAATCGAATGCGGGCGGGAAGGCCGGATATCTGCCGCCGGAGATGCGAACCGCTCATTACGATGGTCCGGCGCCGAAGGTTGCCGCCAAGGCCAAGCCCGCGAAGAAGAAGGCGCGGTAGGCGATGGCGCGCGACTACCGGAAGGGTATCACGGCAGCGGAGGCGTTCGCCATGCTGGAGCGCGCGGCGGTCAATGGCTGCCGCTGCCCGGTATCGCGAACCGATGGCCTGACAAGCCAGCTCACCAGCGACTTGGCCCGCGCCGGGAAAATCCGGATCGACGTCTATCCGCACAACTACCGCGTCGTCACGATCATGACGGGACCACATGCCGGCAAGGCAACCGCACCGCCGCCAAACAAAAAATGGCGACCGTATCTGACGATCCAGAAGGAATCACCGGTCAAGCCGCAATACAAGCGAACACGCGATTACATCCATCGAGCAAGATCATGACACCAACTGTCGGTCAGAAATTAACCGCTCCTCTGCTCACCTTCGCCAGCGGCATCCCATCGAACAGCGAAGTGGTGCTCAAGGCCAAAGCTATCTCGATGTCGGACGAGATCGACACCGCGATCGCCGAAGCCTTCAAGACCGGCTTCGAGCATGCGGTGATCGGCGGCAAAGAGGCATCGCGCAAATTGCCGCAACTCAAGAGCGCGATGCCGCTCGTTCTATACTTCGGCAACGAAAAGGACCGGCAGGAATTCGCCGACATGATTCACGAATGCAAGCCGCACATGATCGAGATCAAGATACCGGAGGGAACATGACCGACACCGCGACAATCGAACAGGCAGCACTGGCAGACGAAGGCTGGGAATGGGCCATCGTCGAGATCTTCGGCCATCGCCGCCACGTCGGCAAAGCGCGCGAGGAAGAGAAATTTGGCGCCAAGCTGCTGCGCATCGATGTGCCGAAGTTTGGGCCCGGCAAGGATGACATCACCTGGTCGAGCCACTTCTATGGCGGGTCATCGCTGTTCTCCTATACGCCGACCGATGAGCGGACCGTAATGCGGTATGCCGAACGCGACATCACCCCGGCTATTCCGTACCGCGATCATGGAGCGGATGACGATAAGAGCCGACGCGAGGACGACGAGCCTCACGTCGACGAGGACGACGAGCCGTTCTGATGACAACCCCCAACACCCCGGACATCCCCGCGCCCCACCCAGGAGACCTGACCCGATGACCGAGCCGATGACATTGACCTACGAGGAACAGCTTCTCTTGGCTGAGTTGCTTGATGGGCCGAAGCCGGATCGCAACGGCAAGCCTGAGCGCATGCTGGTCGGCCTGGGTTTCGCTCGTCGGATCGATATTGGACAGATCGAGATAACCGCCGCTGGCGTCAATCGTCTTGGAATGCTCGCCGAGGCCAGAGGCGAAGCTGACGATCTTTTCAACGGCGACCATGGATTCTGACGATGACCGAGCCGATGAAGGAACTGGCAGAGCGGATCGATCAGTGCGCAGCGATCATGCTTGTCGGTAGCGATGGCGTCAAAGGCTATTTGCCGGTTGGCAGTCCGAAAATAATCTCTGCTGCTCTCCGCGCCGCCTCCCATGAGGCCGGGCTGCGGGAAGCGCTAGCTTTGATTAAGGAAGCGAAAGACCTTCTGGCACTGGCCTACAAAGCTACTGGCTACAAGAGCAAAATAAATAGCGCGGTGTGGCGTCTAACCTATGCCGAACGCGCCCTCGCCAAGCAGGAGACCGGGACATGACGTTGGCCACAGCCTTTGCAATTTCGATTGGTGGAGCAATCGTCATCATCGTGTTGGCATACCCTCTGATCGCGTGGCTTATTTGGAAGTTTACCCGTTAAACCGAAATACAAAAATGAAACTATACACCGCGAAGGCCCAAGGACCACGAGGATTCTCGCGCTGGCGCAAGGTGCAGGCGTTCAAATATTATGCCTGTTGTGATTGTGGATTAACGCATGAAGTGCAGTTTAAGATCGTTGATGGCGCGATCATTCAGCGCGTGCGCCGCGCTGAAAAATATACCAAAGCTGTTAGGGAGCGCACGGGAAATGAGTGAGATCGGAGATAAGTTTTCAGGGCTTGCAGTCGCAGGCGAAGATATAGACGCGGGCAGCAGCGTTATGATGGCCTTTGGCAGCAATCTGGTATTCGCCACCGGTCAAGGTCATGCGGGCGATTATGTCGGCGAAGCTATGGATCAAATCCGCGAAGGCTTTCGAGTAAGCATCAAGGACTGCGAAGTCAGAGAGGACGACGCATGACCCACCCCGAAACCCCCGATGCAGGGGAGCAGATGAGCGAACGCAATGAAGAACGGGTACGGCATTGGCCACCTGAGTATCGCGCAAAAGCAATTGCAGCCCTTCGTGAAGGCAAAGCATTCTGTCCATCGTGTCATTGGGCGGGCCATATGAACTGTGGCTACTTTGACGAGTGTGATGCTTTTGTTGAACCGGAGTTGCGTTCATGACCGATGCAGGGCGTGGCACTTTCCTGGGGTATAGAAATTCCGAAGGTCTCGAAATGCACTGCGCGCATGCGTTCTGCCCGCATGCTGAAAAATGTAAAAACGGCTGCACTGATCGAGTTGCGCGTTCCGCCATGACCGATGCAGGGGAGCGCGAGAAGCTGGCGGACGAGGTGGGCAAAGACCTTGCCTGCACCAGAACTTATACGATGCGGGAATGGGCAATGATTGAGACCGCCCTCCGCAACCCCACGCGGGCCGAAGCAATCGAGGAATGCGCGAAGGTTTGTAATCGCTGGATCGCATCCAAGAACCTGTTCGAGCATTTAGCAGCGACTGACATTGCCAAAGCCATCCGCGCCCTCGCGCCGTCACAGGAGACGAAACGATCATGAGCGAGCCCACAATTCTGTTTTGCAAACCAAAGGCTATTTCACCGGCTGACCGTAAGGTGCTCGAAAAGCGCGGCGTCCTCGTTGTCGAAGTCGCTGATCCACAATCAGTTCGACTGGTTAAACCGCATGCCGAACTCGACGCGGGGGAGTTGTTGCTTGCTGCGGTCAAGGCGATCGACGATCAGAACAGCATTACCGCCAGCGCCCGGACGCTATTTGGTGGTCATCTATGCGACGCCATCAAACGGAAAGCTGAGAATCCGGAGACGAAACGATGAGCGATAATAACATAACCGAATTTCCTCATCGCGATTTGATTGCGGAAATGAAGGGGCCAGAGAACGTAGGCAATTGTGTCCGCGTCAATGGCCGCGAAATTCCAAAATTGGCGATGTTCGATCATGGTGATGAAATCGAATTTATATTGGATCACCGAGTTTCCTACGGCTTCCCGCGCGCTCAAGCTTGGGATGCTGCCGCTTTCGCATTGGCGGCTATGGCAGTTGGCGCGGGATGCGATCCTTTGAATTTCGAGCCCTCACCGTTCGCGAAGAAGGTTGTGGACTTTGGGACCATCAACTCTCCGGAGACGAAACGATGAGCGATAGAGAGAAGCTGGTTGAGGTGATGAAAGATGCCTCTCGTAAGGCAACAAGCCGAGATCTTGATACAAACGCTGCTTGGAGCTTTATCGCCGATGCTGTCATTGCCCTCCGCTCTCCCCCGCAAAGGGGAGAGGTAGCGCGGCTGATGAAGGCTCTCCAAGAGATTGAATCGACATCATCAACAAGGGCCGCAGCTATTGCTCGTGATGCCCTCGCTTCCCTCCCCCCATCTCCCGAGGACCGGACAGACGATCCCTTAGATATGCTGGTAGCGAAATTTGCCAAACGGCTACTGGCAAAATTGAAACTTGCGAGGGCGAACGGCCGATCAGGATGGGAGCGCGACGATTGGGAAGCCGACTGCCAGCGCGGCTTGCTGCGTCATCTCGAAAAGGGTGATCCGCGCGACGTGGCAGCCTATTGCGCCTTCATGGATTATCACGGCTGGATTACGAAATCGCCAGCCCCTCCTGAGGACCGGACAGAAGGAAGGGAGGTGCGGGAGGCTACAGCAGCCCAACATTTCGATCTTCCGAAAGGGAAACCTGCGCAGTTTGTCCGCAACGGCGTGTTGGAGACCTGTCAGTGCTGCGACTGCCGCGCCCTCACCCCCTCCCCGTCCGGAGAGGATCATCCGGATTGCTCAACGGATCGCGAATGTGAATTGTACGATGCCTTGATAGGTCTTGCATCGCACGCCACCGCCCATCACGACGATTACAAGCAATGGACGCAGGGCGGCGTGACGCTGGAGCCCATCGTCAGTAAGGCTCTGCGGCTCTCCCCCTCTTCCGGCAACATCGGGGGTGAGAAGTGAGCAGGACAACACGACGTTGGTCACGACGGTATCGCACGTTTTGGTGTGTCGTTGACGAGCGCGGGGCGGCATATTTGGTGAGTGCTAGTCTCAGGAGATCAACCTCCATTGCACGCTTTCTCGATGACGCTGATAAGGCTAACTCAGGTTGGAAGTGGTGGCGTCGAAATGGTTACTCCTGCCAATGCTGCGACATCAAGACTCGCGCCGCTCTCTCTGCCACAGCAGACGGGAAGGTGAAGCCAGAATGACGGAGTTTTTATATTGGTCTGGCGTCGTCGTTTGGGCGGTTGCGGGTTCGGTCAGCATTTTCTTTGGACTCGATTGGTTGATTTATCGTGTCATCGAATCGGTGTGGACCAAGCGAGAGTTTCTAGCATTCGTTTGGAGCAAACTTAAGAAAGAGCGAAACGAAAATGTATGATAAATTAATCGTCACGTTGCGTGATACGCATCCGCGCGGTTCTGGTTATGCAGAAATTGCAAACGAAGCCGCAGATGCTATCGAGGCTCTTTTACCGAGAACATCGGCCGATGGCGACGATAACGAGGACACCAGCATCGGCGGCGTGACTTGGCATTCGAGCGAAAAAGATGGCGGTCCTGATGTCGGGATTAGCGTCTATCTCGGCAAGGATGATCGATTATGGGCTGGCGAAATCAGCCGCCGGACTCTTGAGGAACGGGGCGATAACGATTTCGACGATGACAGCGGCTGGTTTCTGGTTCGCTTCGTGGGGAAGGAAGTAAAGATCATCGCGAAATTCGGTGACGAAAATTTACATGCCCAAGAATTTATGGAGCAAGTCGCAGCTTGGGTCCGCGCCACAGCAGGCGGAGGTGAGAAGTGATTGCCCTGCTCGACAACGGTCAGGATTTAGACGAATGCGCGGTAGAACTCGGCTGCGAGGTCGGTCAACTATTGACACCGCTGACGCGCTACCAACTCCGCGATCCGGCCCGGAAATGGGCGATGGATAACGGCTTCTTTGCGCAGGCCAAAATCGACGCCTATCTAGCTTTGCTTGAGCGGGAGAAACATCATCAGGAAAACTGCTTGTTCGTGACACTGCCAGATGTTGTCGGGTGCGCTCGCCGGACGCTGGAGGTTTTCGAGATTTGGCGGAAGCGTCCCGAACTTCAAGGATGGAAACTTGCCCTTGTCTGTCAGGACGGGCAAGAGCATCTGCCGATCCCGTGGGACGATATCGCAGCCGTATTTATCGGCGGCAGCACCGGCTGGAAATGCGGTGATCACGCTGCTCACATCATCAAAGCCGCGAAGGCGCTGGGAATGTGGGCGCATGTCGGGCGCGTCAATGGTCCGGAACGATGGGATCATTTCGAAAAGCTCGGGGCCGATTCCGTCGATGGTACTGGCATCGCTCGTTACTCTCACATGCGAGAGGCCGTCTCGCGTCGTCATCAGCAATGGGACATGCTCGCATGAAAAACAGATACGAAATAGAGGTTAGGGCGCAATGTCCGGTTAATCCAGACGATACCGACCTTTATCAATTCACCATCGAATCTGGCGCACTAATTGAGGTCGAGAAGATCACAGCGTTCTTTGAAGCCAACGCCGGACACCAAAACATTTTCCAAGAGGCCCTGACGCAGAAATGTGCGGTCACCCTTGGCGCTCAGGTAACAAGCATCGGCTGGCATTCGGGGGTCAAGGTTACATGCGTAGCGCCATAGTTGTCCGCGCCCCCACAGCAGGCGGGAAGCTGCGGGATGCGAAGGGGGAGGGGGAATGAGAAAGATCACGGAACCACAAGCTCGCGCTGTTATCAAAATTCTCGTCGAGGAATGCGGTCACCACGTCATCGATCAGCGCGACGTCGACTCCTTCGTCCGCGGCATCATGAAGCCTGACTGTCACGAATGGCGGTTCTGTGGAGCGCTCGGCTTCGGCGGCAAGTTCCGCAACAACGGCAATCACGACGATACGCCATACGTCGACTGTTATCCGGAGCATGAGACGCCGGCGCGGTTCGCGATGATCGAGCGCGCGAACGCGCGGCTGGCCGAACTTTTTAGGGAGGCATGATGTCGTCACGCTTCCAAGCGCTCGATAAATTACCTCTCTTTGCGAGCGAGGAAGCAATCTCGGCTGCCCTGATGGGACCGGGGAAAACTGCCGAATGGCGTCAGATTGTCCCTTTACTCGAACGACGCGGCTTGCCTACCGTGGATGGCCTGCTGGGCGGACGCTACACCCCAGCCCTCAAGGCGTTTTTTGATCGGGAGTACGGCGTTCACGGCGACGCTCAGGTGTCATCCCCGCACGTGGCGGCGGAGTTGGGGTCATGGAAGAAGAGAAGTCGCCAGGCCTGAGATACGACGGAGATCGGCCGATATGGCGGGCAACCAAGGCCGCTGTTAAGGCTGGCTATCCTGTCAAGTCCGTCAACCTCGCCAGCATGGCCGACAACGATCGTCTCCTGCGAGGTCGCTGCATCAAGCTGCAACTGGAGATGCTGGAATGGCTTTCCAACGGCGAACGGCAGGCAATTCGCTTCGACGGCACGTTCCTCACGCTCCTGGATATCTACCATACGGATCCAAAGAGCACATATTTCAAGCTGAAGCATTCTTCGCGCGGACCCTATGACGTCTACATCCGGATGATGCGCGCCGAGATTGGGAAATGCCGCCTCGACCGGACCGATGGCGTTGATCTGCTTGACTGGTTCGCAGCATGGGCGGCACCAGCCGCAGAGGGCGGCAAGCGCCAAGTAGCAAAGGCTCGCATGGCGCTATCGGTCCTGAAGGCAGCGCTGACATTTGGTGTCATGCGTCGCCTGCCGGCCTGCGCCGAATTTCGCGCGGTCCTCGATGCGATGAAACGAAAGTTCGAGGGCCTGCCGGCACGCAAGATTATCATGAGCGCCGATCGGGTAACAGCCGCCAGAGAGGCGGCGCACGTCGCTGGTCACGCGCCGGCTGCGCTTGCCTACGCCATCCAGTTCGAAGGTATCGTCAGGCAATGGGACGTCAAAGGGCAGTGGGTGCCGCTCGACGATCGCCAACCTTCCGCCGTCATTTACAAAGGCAAGAAATGGATCGGGCCGACCTGGGCGAACGTCGACGCCTCTCTGGTTTTGCGCTGGACGCCGACCAAGACCGAAACCACGACAGCTCCGGAGATCGTCGTGGATCTCCGCTCCTGCCCGATGGTGATGGAGGAATTGCAGGACGTCCCGCTATCGGCCAGGAAAGGTCCGCTGATCGTCAACCCGGAAACAGGGCGTCCATATAGCCATGACCAATTCAACGAGGTCTGGCGCGCCGCCGCGCATATAGCCGGCATTCCAAAGAAGGCCTGGAACCGCGACCTTCGAAAATCTGGTTCCACCGAGGCGCGGCAGGCCGGGGCACCGATCGACGACCTGAAAAAGCTGATGGGCCATACGCCGGAAACCGAGGTGACGGCCGAGGTATATGATATGGCGAACCTCGAAGCGCATCGCCGGATTGCGGCAGCCCGGAAGGTCCAGAGGGAAAAGAACTGA